CCGAGAGCGCTGCAAAAATGGGCGTTGCTTTCGATATTACCGCGGAGCAGGCTGGGCAGATGATGGCCCAGTGGCGTACGGCCTTTAAGATGAGCCAAAAGCAAGTAGTTGAGCTTGCTGATCAAATTAACTATTTGGGCAATACTACTGCTGCTTCTGCACCAAAGATCTCGGACATAGTAACCAGGATCGGGCCTTTGGGCGAAATAGGTGGAGCAACTGCAAGAGAGATAGCTGCTCTTGGTGCAACAATGGTTAGCGTGGGTGTGGGAGAAGAAATAGCTGCGACAGGAATTAAAAATCTTGTTTTACGATTAACTTCGGGAGCATCTGCTACTAAAAAACAACAAGATGCATTTAAGGCATTGGGATTAAGCGCAACACGAATGGCCAAAATGATGCAAGAGGATGCACAAGGTGCAATCCTTGCAGTCGTTAATGCCTTAAGAAAAATCCCCGAGCATAAACGTGCGGCCGTTTTGACCGATCTGTTTGGACGTGAAAGCGTTGCGGCAATAGCCCCGTTAGTGACAAACGTTGAACAATTGGAAGAAAACCTACGTAAGGTCGGTGATGCAACACAATATGCAGGCAGTATGGAAAAAGAATTTGAGGCAAGATCGGCAACAACAGCTAATAGCTTGCAACTTTTGATGAATACAATCACGAGACTAGGCGTTACTATCGGTAGCGTGCTATTGCCTCCGTTGGCCGAATTGGCGCAATCTGTGGCTAAGGTAGTCGGCAAGATTGCTGACTGGATGGGGAAACATGCAGGACTTACTAAGGTTTTAGTATATGCTACATCAGCTATGTTAGCCCTAAAAATTGCTATAGCTGTTGTTGGATTCATGTTTGCCTCTGTTTTAGTCAAGCTTGCACATTTTTATGTATGGATGGTAAAAAATAATATAGCCACAAAAATTGCGACTGTTTCTACCAAAGCCTTTCAGTTAGCACAAAAAGGTTTAAGCGGTACTTTGGCTTTTACCGGCAAAGCTCTGAATGCTGTGCCAATCGTGGCGCATTATGCTAAGGTAATCGCTATCACAGCTGCCACTAAGGCCTGGGCGCTTGCTCAAAAAGGCCTAAACGTTGTTTTAGGCTTAAGCGGCAAGCTGCTGTCTGTCGGCAAGCTAATAGCCTATAACGTAGCCACCAAGGCAGTAGTGCTTGGAACGAAGCTGTGGACGGCAGCCCAATGGCTTCTTAATGCAGCCCTTTCGGCCAACCCGATAGGCCTCGTTGTGATGGCTATTGCCGGCCTTGTGGCCGGGCTGGTTGTTCTATACAAAAAGAGTGAGACCGTAAGGGCAATCATCAACACATTGTGGGATGTAATTGGTGCAGGCCCACGTGCCATTGCGGCTGTTATAGGCAAGTTATGGGATTTTATATCAGTCCTTGGCAAAATCAAAATACCGGACGTCTTTGGGAAATTATGGGGCGGGATTACTGGCGGGGTATCTACTACAATCGGTGCGGTTAAAACAGTAGCAAGCAAGATAGGCAATATGCTTGGCGGAATTAAAATACCGGACGTCAGCTTAATGCCCAAAGTTGTTTGGGATGTAGCAAAATTCCCATTTGAGGCTATATCTGTTATTCCTGAAAAAATAACTGACATCATGGGTAAGATTAAGCTGCCTGACATCTGGGGACCCTTTGAATCAATGGCTGCCAATGCCCTAAATGCTGTCAAGGATAAAATGTCAAATTTGATCGCATATTTAAGCGGCATAGCCCCTGTAGCTTCTTTGGGGAGAATATATGATGCACTTGCCTCCGGGGCGGCCAATGCATACAGCTTCGTGATGGATAAGTTTTCGCAGCTGCTTTCGTATCTGTTTGCGATAAAATGGCCCAAATCTCTGGGCAAAATCTGGGATATTTTAACTTCTGGTGCTGCGTCGGCATTCTCCATCACTAAGTCCACAATTGGGAGAATAAGTGGCATCATAAGTGGAATCAAGCTTCCAGATATATGGGGTCAATCCGCATCTATGGCGTCTCAGTCTGTTGGGTTTATCAAGGATAAGATATCAGACCTATTAGACGCCATGGGCGCCATAAAGATTCCCAATTCCCTGATATCAATGTGGGATACTCTATCTTCGGCGGTAGAATCGTCAATTGGGTTTATCTGGGATAAAACTGCATGGTTATTTAATGCTTTAAGTAATATTCAGATTCCTGACTTTCTTGGCAAGATCTGGGACGTTCTTGCTTCTGGAGCAACACAGGCATATAACTTTGTTACAGAAAAAATGGCATCACTGATCTCATTTCTGGATACCATTATTTGGCCCGAATCCCTTGGCCATCTATGGAACATCTTGATATCCAGCGGTGCTTCTGCTTATAACTTCATAGTTGAGAAGATGGATGCGCTTATTTCTTTCTTGGGCGGTATTATTTGGCCGACATCTTTGGGTAGCCTTTGGGACATCATTACTTCCGGGGCTACGTCTATGTTTCAAACTGTAATAAATGCCCTCAACTGGGTAATCGACAAGGTCAACTGGTTCATCGATAAGCTGAACAAGATAAAGCTACCGAGCTGGCTGCCAATGGTTGGCGGTAAGGGCGTAAACATCGAAATGATCGAGCAGATCAAAGCTCCGGCAGCAGCTCCTGCACCTGTGCCGGGCCATGCTGAAGGCGGCATCTTTTCCATTCCCCATGTAGCCATGGTGGCCGAAAGAGGTCCGGAAGCGATTATGCCGTTAGACAAACTGCTTGCGGCTATGAGAGAGGGCGGGGCTAAGGCTGCAGCGCCGTCAATCAATATCACTTATTCGCCAGCATCGCCTGTAGTCAATATTTATGGGCAAGGCGAAATGAATGCAGAACAGATTAGAAGCGAAGTACTTAGGGCCGAAAGAAAAGCTCAAGAAGAGTTCGAGGCAAGGCTTAAAGCCTTCTTAGCGCAGCAAAGGAGGCTTAATTATGCGTAAATATACAACGGTGCAGGGAGATACATGGGATTACATTGCTTATAAGGTTTATGGCGAGCAGTCAGGTGCGGAATTATATATGCATACGCTGCTGGATGCCAATCCTGCATATTTGCTTTATGTTGTATTCCCTGCGGATGTGGTGTTGAATATTCCGGATATTCAGGTGGAACTGCCCAAAACGCTCCCCCCGTGGAAGCGAGGCGCGTAGCATGAGCAAGCTAAGGCGTGCGACTTTATCGCTGACATATAACAATGTGAACATCACTGCTGACCTCCAGGATTATCTTATTAGTTTCTCGTATCAGGATAACTCTGACCAAAAGGCAGACGATTTGCAGGTTGTATTGGACGACAAGAAAGGATTATGGCGTACAAGTTGGTATCCACAAAAAGGCGCCAGACTGACGGCATCATTGATTGTCTATGATTGGAACAGCCCAAATACTACACACATTTTGCCGTTAGGTTCCTTTGAAATAGATGAGATAGCCTATGATGGGCCACCGGATATCATGACGTTGAAAGGCGTGTCCGTACCGGTGAGGTCTTCGCTCGTAGATGAGACGAAGACGAGAGCGTGGGAAGATACCATGCTGTCTGCCATTGCCGGCGACATCGCGACAGACGCACAGCTTGAGCTTATGTTCGATAGCGATTATGACCCGGAGTATGACAGAATAGAGCAGTCGGAGGAGGCCGATTTACCATTTCTTCAGGGTCTGTGTGATAAGGCCGCACTAAGGCTAAAGGTATCAAGCGATAAAATCATAATTTTGGATGACGAGAAATACGATGCGGCCCCCAGTATAGCAACGATAACAAGAGGCACATCCGACATCATCTCCTATTCCTTTTCGTCTTCTATGCGAAAGATATATTCTGCCGCGAGGGTCGAATATCAATCAACTATATGGGAAGATCCGATAACATATACCTTTACTCCGCCCAATTCTCCACCGGGCAAAAAGACTCTCGTCATAAACGAAAGGGTAAGCAGCATAGCCGAAGCGGAAAAGCTGTGCAAAAGAAAGCTGCGCAAGGCCAACGCATCGGAAAATACGGCAAGCATGACCCTGTTTGGCAATCCCACGCTTGTCGCCGGGGTCAATGTTTCTTTGGCGGGTTTCGGCAAGTTTGACGGCAAATATGCGATTGAGAGCGCAACGCATTCAGGTCCTGCCTATGAAACAAAGCTGGAGCTGCGCAAGACGCTGGAGGGATATTGATGGATAACATAAAAGGCGTTTTGCGTGTAGGCAAAGTGTCTGCGGTATACCCCGAAAAGGCAACAGCGCGAGTTGTCTTTGAAGCACATAATTTAGTTTCCTACGAGCTTTCGGTGCTCCAAACCCAAACGCTAAAGAATAGAGCTTATTGGATGCCTGATATTGGCGAATATGTTTTGTGCGCCTTTTTGCCTACAGGCAACGCAAGCGGATTTGTCTTGGGATCTTTATATTCTGCAAACAACGAACCGGATCTCAAAACCAACGACAAGCGAGCCATGCTTTTCGGTGACGGGACATATATCGAATATGACAGGGCGCAACACCTGCTGACAGTTAATGTACCGGCAGGAGCCGTGAACATAAATGTGAATGGTCCTGTCAATATAGCTGCAACCGGGAATGTCAACGTCACGGGAGATGTAATAGCTGACGGGATAAGTCTAAAGAATCACGTACATCCTGAGAATGACAGTGGCGGCCCAACAGATCCTCCGCAATAGAAGGTGGTTATAGATGATTGGGGCAATAGGCGATGAAAAACTGAATAACATAATTGTTTTTTCTGTATCAAGCGACAAGGTCCTTACGTTTGATAATTTCGAGCAAACTTCCTCAATTAGAACAGGGAAACACGAGATCCATCTGCAGAAGCCTAAGACCGAGTTCTTGGGGCCGGATTTGGATACGATAACCTTTACGATGCGTTTCGATGTAGCTTTGGGCATTAATCCTATGTCGGAAATAGAAAAACTAAGGCTGGTCCAGCGTTCAGGCAGCCCCGTGTCGCTTGTGATCGGCGGGAAAAGCTATGGAGAAAATCTTTGGGCAATAAAGAATTTCAGGAGGACACATAAACAGATAGATAACAGGGGAAATGTACTGGTGGCAGAAGTGAATATTGAGCTGGAGGAGTATATGTGACATGCATGAAATTAGCTTAATAAGCGATGTGAGCAAGATAAATTTTTCGCCTGACACGATTGAAGAAGAAGTTTTGCAGAACGTTAAGACGATCCTCACTACCGTGAAATATTCCGTCCCGCTCGATAGGGAATTTGGCATATCTGCCACTATGCTGGATGACCCCATGCCTGTCGCACAGGCTAAATTAAGCGCCGAGATCGTGATGGCAATACGCAGATGGGAGCCTCGCGCAAGAGTAGTTGAGGTGAAATATGAAGGCGACGGTATGGACGGCATATTGAGGCCGAAAGTGAGGATTGAGATAAATGCTTGATAATTTGCCAGAAATAGCATTTGCTGAAAAAGACGCAAAGCTTATAGAGAGCGAAATTATAAACGCTTATGAAAACCTTACTGGACGAACGCTCGCCCCCGGTGATCCTGTTAGGCTGTTTTTGCTATCAATTGCTTCGATCATTATCCAGCAAAGAGCTTTGATTGATTTCTCAGCGAAACAGAACCTACTTGCCTATTCAATAGGAGATTACCTTGATCATATTGGTGCATTACTTGGCGTAAAGCGTCTATCTGCGAAGCCTGCTACCACAACTATCAGATTCGCTTTATCTGAAGTTAGACAGGATGTTATAGCTATACCAAAAGGGACCAGGATCAGGGCGGAATC